AAACGAAGATAGAATTGATGCCGTTGAAGGACGCGTTGATGAAATCGCAGTAACAGTAACTGTAATCAACAGACTATTTTGGATAGTCATTTCAGCATGCGCCGCGGCAGTCGTCGGCACAGTGTTTATGTAAATAAGGGAGACTCAAATGTCTATTGTCGACGCATATCTTCGTATGACTAACGAAGCAAAAAAAGAAAAAGACCTTGATCCGGTTGGTAAGGCAGATGCTGATATCGATAACGATGGCGATGTTGATAAGTCAGATGAGTATCTGCACAACCGCCGTAAAGCAGTTAAAAAATCCATGAAGGATGAGGCTGTTGAGATTGACCCGGATAGCGGCGACGTCAAAAAGAAGAAAGAGAAAAAGAAAAACGATTCAGATGCATCGTCTTCTTCTGACAGTGACAGCACACAAGAATCTAAAACAGTGAAGGAAGATAATATGATTGAACAAGCAGACCAAGCAAAACTTGAGCCTAAAGCACAGGGGGAAAAGGAATTTGCTGATAAGCATACTGTTGACGTTGTTGATCGTCCGGACGCTACAAAGCAAGATGGAGCAGAAAAAGTTAAAGCAGCTCCAGCCCGTCCAGGTGACAACAAGCAAGCTGACAAACTTAAAACATTCAAGGATATCCGCAAATGAAAAAAGCAGGTTGGTTAAAGGACGCTGAAGCTCGTCCTGAAGGTTACTTTGACTCAAAGGGCAATAAGCTCAAAGGCGCTCGTCTGACTAAAGAGCAGTGCGATGCGTGGAATGGTGTCAAAAAAGCAGCACCAAAAAAGCTTGAGTTGAAAATTGAAGAAGAAGCTCCGGCTGAAATTACTGAAGTTACGATTAAAGTAGAAGTTGCTGAAGAAGCACCTAAAGAAAAAAAGCCGTTGTTCAAAAAGCGCAAAAAATAATTAAATAAATAGTCCTATAACATTTTGTCTATGGGATGAATTATGCAACTTTTCGAAACTTTAAACGACGACAACTTTATTATGTTTGCAATGAAGAACTATGATAGTCCTTCTTGTATTGATATTGACGAATTCAATGAGGATCTTTTGAGGTTTAAATACCTCAAGAGATTACTTAACCGGTATAACAATGGCGACCTTCAAGAAAGGCTGATACTAAACCATCTAATTGTTCTGTTCAACGTGTTTGGCGTTAAAGCGGCGGAAAAGATGGTACTCTATAAAATAGATAAGAGGTATTGGTCAGCATTGAAACCATTTTTGATCTATCTTGGGTATATTAAAGATAGTGATATGGTAGATGTTCCGTTGGATATGCATATTGTGGAAGTGCTAAGGAAAATTTAATGGGTATTATCTCACGCGCAGCAGATACTTACTATACGTTTAGGTTCGTCAAAACCCTTGTAACCAAGTGGGAAGATCAACCGGCGTACGCCCTTGGTATTATCAACGAAAAAGGTAAAGTACTGAGAAAGGCCTCTACCCTCACTACTGATGAGGAGAAGACTGCTTATAGCATTTTCCATAGACTTGTTTTTAACGTTAAGCGTCTTATTGAAAAGTTGCCTTTTGGACAGACTAAACTTGCATCATACGCAGCTGCACTGTTTTTGATTAAAGAGAATACTGGTCTCTCTGAAGAGCAGATCAAAAAGGCAATGGAAAAAGTCTTTGCAGAATTAGAAATCGATATTGAAGCTGCCATGGCTATCACTGAAGGAAAGCATTGGCATGTTATCGATAACGATATGCTGGCACCTGGCACGTATATTTTGGCCGAGGATGTTGCTTCTCCTACAAACGGCGAAATTGTTGCTCGCAAGAATACAAGAGTAATATCACCAGCTGGTAATGAGCCAGTTGACTGGATCATGGAAATGCCAGTATATAAAGTTACTCATGGGCCAACAAAATTAGAAATATATGTATCACCTGGGGATCTGTTACGATGAAATCATTTAAAGGTTACTTGCAAGAAAAACTGACTGTTGCTGATGGTCAAGACAAGTGGATCGAAGACTTCCTTAAGTCTGACGCACCTCAGTTTAAAGGCAAATCGAAAGAAGAAATCGTAAAAATGGCAGTTGCTGCATTTAATGCTGCAAAGAAGAATGAAGGCACGCATGGTCCTTCAGGTGTCGGACATGCCTATCCTGACTATGCTGCAGATTTCGCAAAGAAGAAGGTTAAGCTATCTAAACACATTGACCAAGATTTAGCTAGAGCAAAGCTTGGTGAAGAGGCTCCGGCCAATTCTGTTGCAGGTGGTGGTGTAGATATGAATCCTACTGGTCGACCAAAGAAGCTTGACAAACGTTCACGTTTTGATGTGATGAAGATGTACCGTAGGGCATCCGGAGCAAAGTAATGCTTTATGTTAGAATGGTTATTTTATCTGCGCTGGCTGGAGTTCTACTCGCTGGTGCAGTTTACGTGAAAAACCTTAAACAAGATTTGGAAACAGCCCGTGCTAACGTGGCCAAGATGGAAGTTGCAGTTCAAACATCTGAAGCTTCACTCAAATTAGAAAGAGAAGAGTCTGCTAGACTTGGTGTACTAAATCAGGAACTCGGTGAGAATCTTCGAAAAGCAGAACAATATGGTGATGAATTACGTGCTACCCTTCAAAAGCACAACCTGACTCACTTGGCAAACACAAAGCCAGGATTGATTGAAAAGAGGATGCAAGATGCGACTGATAAACTATGGGATGATCTCACTGACCTTACTAGCCCTAACCGGGTGCAGCAGCCTTTGGAGTCGGCCGGAACCGGAGATACAGGTAGTAACTAATACAGTTAAGACCACGGTACCTATTCAGGCAAGACCTAAAGAAGTTCAGCTAAACGACGTAAAGATCTATGTCGTTTCCAAAGAAAACTACGAAGAATTTGTACAAGAGTTCACTGCCAAAAACGGCGGAGATGCATATATTGCCATATCCATCAAGGACTATGAAAACCTGGCTTTAAACTTTGCCGAGTTGCGGAGATACATTGAGCAACAGAAGCAAATCATCGTCTACTACGAAGACGCAGTTGAGCCAGAGCCGGCTGAATCACAAAATTAATTTTTGTTTACTATGTACTTCTGCATAAAAGTGTGGTAATATATAGTTATCTGTTATGGAGAAATATTCAATATGATTACTGTCACCAAAAGAGACGGTTCCAAGCAACCGTTTGACCTTGAAAAGGTCCATAAAGTTTTAGAGTGGGCAACCGAAGATATCACCGGGGTATCTATTTCAGAAATCGAACTAAAGGCAAATATCCAGCTTTATGATGGAATCAAGGCTTATGATATCCATGAGCTTTTGATCAAGTCAGCCTCTGAACTGATTTCTGAAGCAACGCCCAACTACCAATATGTAGCTGCACGCCTTGTCAACTATAAGATCCGTAAAGAAGTATTTGGTGACTATACACCTGCTCCATTGCTTGAAGTGATCAAGAAGAACATTGCTCTTGGCGTCTACGATAAACAAATTCTAGAAAAATATACAGAAGATGAAATTACTCATCTTGACTCGCTGATCAAGCACGATCGCGATAATACATTTACATATGTTGGTATGGAACAGTTCCGTGGCAAGTATCTTGTACAAGAACGTGCAACCGGAAAAATTTATGAGACACCTCAGATCCTCTATATGATGATCGGCGCAACGCTGTTCTCTGACTATCCTGCGTCTACTCGCATTAAGTGGGTCAAAGAGTTCTATGAGGCTGTATCTGGCTTCTACTTGTCTTTGCCGACTCCTATTATGGCAGGTGTGCGTACGCCTACGCGTCAGTTCTCTTCATGCGTTCTTATCGAGAGTGGTGACTCACTGAACTCTATTAACTCGACTGCTACATCAGTTGTTCGTTATATCTCTAAAAAGGCTGGTATTGGTATTAGTGCTGGTTCTATCCGTGCACTTGGATCACGAATTGGTGATGGATCCATCGTACATACTGGCGTGATTCCGTTCCTTAAGTACTTCCAGTCTGCTGTGAAATCGTGTTCACAGGGTGGTGTTCGTGGTGGTGCAGCAACTGTGTACTTGCCTGTATGGCACCTTGAATTTGAGGATCTTGTTGTTCTGAAAAACAATAAAGGTACAGAAGAAACACGTGTGCGTCACATGGATTATGCTTTCCAGTTTAACAAGTTGATGTATGAACGTCTTCTGTCTGGTGGCAATATCACTCTGTTTTCTCCTGATGAGGTTCCTGGTCTATATGAGGCGTTTTACTCTGATCAGGACAAGTTCAAAGAGCTGTACGAGAAATACGAGCGTAGCACCAAGATCCGCAAGAAGGTTCTTTCGGCGATGGACGTCTTTAGCCAGTTTATTACAGAGCGCAAAGATACAGGTCGCATTTACCTGATGAACGTGGATCATGCAAATGATCATGGAGCGTTTGATCCTAAAGTTGCACCTATTCGTCAGTCCAATCTATGCTGTGAAATCGACCTTCCTACTAAGCCACTTAACTCGGCCGACGATGAAGAAGGTGAGATTTCATTGTGTACTCTTTCGGCAATCAACTGGGGTCTGATCAATGATCCTAAAGAGTTCGAACGTTACTGCACAATCGCAGTTCGTGCACTTGATGCTTTGTTAGACTACCAAGACTATCCTGTTAATGCGGCAAGGGTTTCTACATTCAATCGCCGTCCTCTTGGTGTTGGTATTATTAACTTGGCGTATTTCCTCGCTAAACGTGGTTTGGCTTACAACGACGGTGCATTGGCTACCGTTGATGAATACGCACAAGCATGGTCATACTACTTGATTAAAGCATCCGTTGATCTTGCTGAAGAAAAAGGTTCATGTCTTGCAGTCGAACAGACTAAGTACTCAAAGGGAATTCTTCCAATTGATACATACAAAAAGGATGTTGATCAGCTAGTACCGCATACCGAGAACCTTCCATGGGATGAGCTGCGTGCTCGCCTTAAAGAGGTTGGTATTCGTAACAGCACTTTGATGGCTCTTATGCCAGCTGAAACATCTGCTCAGATCAGTAATAGTACAAACGGGATCGAACCTCCACGGGCTTTGGTTTCATATAAGCAGTCTAAAGATGGTGTAATGGCACAGGTTGTTCCTGGTTACCATCACCTGAAAAACAAGTATGACTTGCTATGGAATCAGAAGTCTCCGGAAGGCTACCTTAAGATTTGTGCTGTTCTGCAGAAGTATATTGACCAAGGTATTTCGGTCAATACCTCTTACAACCCTGAGCACTTCGACGAAGGCAAGGTACCAATGTCCCGTTTGATTACGGACATCGTTACTTTCTACAAATTTGGTGGTAAGCAGCTTTATTACAATAACACCTTTGACGGTGCCGGTGAATGGAATGATTCACCTGAAGTTAAAGACCACGAACAGCTGGACGATTCGTTTGTAGGAGATGAAGAAGCATGTGATTCATGCACAATTTAGTGTGTACATAGCTGCTGATTCTTGATATAATAATACTATAAAGTCCACCGCCTTTTGGCGGTGGAATCATCTTGGGTAAAGGATAGGACAAATATGTCATCAGTATTTCAGCAAAAGAAAAAGTCGCACCTACAGTCGACTATGTTTTATGATGAGGGTGTGGATATCGCACGTTATGATCAGGTAAAGTATCCGGAACTGGATAAGATTACTGACAAACAATTGGGATTCTTTTGGCGGCCTGAAGAGATCGACGTATCTAAAGACAAAGCAGATTTCCGTGCATTGACTGAGCACGAACAACACATTTTTACATCTAATCTAAAACGCCAAATCCTGCTTGATTCAGTACAGGGGCGTGGTCCAACTGAGACTCTGATGCCAGTTGCCTCTTTGCCCGAACTAGAACCGCTGGTAATGGCTTGGACCTTTATGGAAACAATCCATTCGCGATCTTATACTCATATCATTCGTAACGTATATCCAAACCCATCAAAAGTATTCGATGAGATGCTTGATATTCAAGAGATTGTGGATTGCGCAGCAGATATTTCACGGTATTACGATGACTGTATTCAAGCGAATTCATGGTATAACCTTTTGGGCGAAGGCACATTCAATCTTACTCAAAAGGGTATGGACGATGGAGGAACCGAAGTTAATATCAATCTGTATGATTTGAAAAAGAAACTGTGGTTGGCACTGAACTCTATTAACATTCTAGAAGGCGTTCGATTCTATGTTTCGTTTTCATGCTCATGGGCATTCGCAGAATTGAAAAAGATGGAAGGCAATGCTAAGATCATCAAGTTCATTGCGCGAGATGAGAACACCCACCTTGCAGCTTCGTCTTATATGATCAAAACACTTCCAAAGGATGATCCTGACTTTATTGCAATCAAGGAAGAGTGTCAAGACGAAGTAATCAAAATGTTTGTTGATGCCGTTAATCAGGAAAAGCTGTGGGCAGACTATTTGTTCAAGGATGGTTCTATGATCGGCCTTAACGCTAGACTGCTATATGATTACATTGAATGGATTGCGAATAAGCGCATGAAGGCCATCGGTGTTCCTTCACCATTTTCGGTGCCACAATCTAACCCACTTCCATGGACTGAAAAATGGATTGGTGGTGGTAATGTTCAGGTTGCACCACAAGAAACAGAAATTTCGTCGTATGTTATCGGCGGAGTTAAACAAGATCTAGACGATAATACATTTAAAGGGTTGTCACTATGAAATACACAATCTATTCAAAAGAGAACTGCATGTACTGCCTAGGTGCAAAAAAGCTGGCGAATGAAGAGCTTCTAAATTATGATGTGATCAATATCGGTACCGATATCACAGTAGACGAATTTAAAGCCAAATTTCCGGAACAAAAAACTGCACCACTTATCATGGCAGAAGACGATGCAGGTAACGTAACAAAAGTTGGCGGATACCATGAGTTTTACAACCGTATCACGACAATGAAAACAACAGTAGAGGTAAAACTATGAGTGAATGTTATTCATGCGGGGTAATATTTGAAGTTGAGTTTGATGAAGATTTTGAGTCAACTGAAGTTCATTTTTGTCCTGCATGCGGAGAGAAGCTGGATATTGAACTAAACCTGTCGGCCGACATGCCCGAGGGTTATCCTGTTTGATGCATAAATAGACCATATATCAATAATATGGTTTGTTTATGGAACACTGGACATATAATGGAAAGCTTTTCGATACCGAAGATATAGGTGATTATGAGGGATTCGTCTACATGGTCACCGATCTTGAAAACGGTATGAAGTATATTGGAAAAAAGAATTTTTACTCCAGAACAAAGCTTAAGCCTCTTAAAGGGCAAAAGAGAAAACGCACGAAGGTAGCAGAGTCTGACTGGAAGACATACCATGGATCTTCTGATGAGGTAAAGAATCTCGTCGAAGAGTTTGGACCATCAAGGTTTAAAAGAGAGATTCTGCATCTGTGTAGTACAAAGGGCGAAATGTCCTATATGGAAATGAAAGAGCAGATTGTAAGAGACGTCCTGCTCAAGCCTGATGAGTACTATAATGCGTTTGTTGGTGGAAAAATTCATCGTAATCATCTAAAAAAGATGTTTACAAACGAGGTGTAATAGTATATAATGTCTAAAGATAACGTGGTAGAGTTTCCGTATCATAAAATATCCAACCCTCTTGACGATGGTGGCAATGATCCTACTAGGATGGAAGTGGCGTGTGATATTCTTGAGGCGGCGGTTATGGCAGCAATTGATCATGGGTACTCTCCTAAGACCTATGAGGGTGGAACCGGTGATTATGGCATCATACTAAACTTAGTATATGCCACGTTATGCAGGGCAGAAGGTGAAGACCACTTTATGCATGAAATGATGGACGAGGTTAGCGAGACACTAGCTTCGATAAAGGATGGATTAGATGATCATAGTTGACTTTAACGGAATTGCGGTTGGTAATGTTATCACACAAAAGCTAGATATTCAAGAGGATCTGATTCGTCATATGATCTTGAATACTCTTCGAATGTACAATAAAAAGTTCCGTGATAAGTACGGTCAAATGGTTATTGCGTGTGACTCTTCTTCATGGCGCAAAGAGTACTTTCCTCAGTACAAGTTTAAGCGTAAAGTAGGACGTGAAGAGTCGTCGATGGATTGGAATGAAGTGTTCCGAATCATCAACCTAGTTCGTGAAGAGATTCGTACGAACATGCCTTACAAGGTTATTCATGTGCAGGGTGCGGAAGCTGATGATATCATCGGTGCTCTTGCAATGGAGACACAAGAGTTTGGCAAGCATGAAGACGTAATGATCGTCTCAGCTGACAAGGACTTTATCCAGCTACAAAAACATGAAAACGTCCGGCAATTTTCTCC